TACTGGACGAGCCTGGGCGGCACCGGCACACTCGCGCCGCAACACCTGGGCGCCGCGTGAACCTCCACGTGTTCTCTCGAAGCTGGGTGGAGTACTTCGCCGCCGCCATGCTCTGGCTGACCACGCTGGTCGACTGGACGTATGGCGCGTGGGGGCCGGCAGTAATCACTGCCGGTTGCGCTGGCATCGTTAGCGGGATCGCGTTCGCGCGCTGGGCAAGAGACCGAAGCCGATGACTTACCCGAGAGAAGAGCAACTCAACATGGACGGGATGACCTACGTCGAGAACATCCAGTGGCGACTGTTTCTAGACCTCGAAGGCGAACTGCCGGGGAAGCAAGTGCTGGTGTTGATGGACGATCACTACACCATCCTGGATGCCGCAACCTTCAAGGGAATGGCTGAACGGATCCTCAAACAGCTATGACCGCTCAGCGCAGGAGAATCGCCAGATCAGTCCCGCCGATGAGCACAGCTGTCTGAGCATCGATCTTGCCGGTCAGCCACAGCACCAGGCACGCGACGAGCAACAGCCCGGCGAGCAGTCCACCAATCCAGCCGCCGTAGACGACGGGGTACGTGCGTGTTTGTTGAACAGCCATGACTTTTCTCCCTCTAGCGGCTCGATGGCCGACTCTTGCCGAACCAGTAACTGATCACCAGCGTTGAAACCGCGACCACGCCACTGGCGACGTTCGGATCGCGGTACTCCACAAGGATGGCGAACGCGCCGCCCAGCACCAGCGCAGATAGCGCGAACTCGAAGCACAGGTGCACGAGGTCGTAGCGGTTGGCGAGCTTCGCCGCGAACTCAGAGGCTGTCTCGGCAGACTGGCGCGTTGTACCCGAGTGACCATTCGTGGGGATCTCACTCGGGTCCACCTCTAGCGGCGTGCTCGCCAAATCGGCTCCCTGACCACACCAAACCATGCTCCAAGCACGATGCCTGCCACGAGCGCGATGCCGGCAGCGTACTCAGGGTGCGTCAGCAGAAGCCACAGGGCGACAAACAACGTCCCGACCGACAGCAAGAACTGGCAGATCAGGCGCGTGATCGTCACTGACGCGTCTTCGTGCCAACCGTCCTCAGGAGGAGTGCTTTCCAAACAGGAACCCCATCGCACTGGAAACTACAACCAGTGCAGCTTTTGACGCCTCATCGGTTGCGGTTGGCGACAGCACAATCCAGGTCATCGCCGCGACCAGCGCGATGGCGACCACGGCCTGGATCGCGAGCTTGACGATCTCGACGTGCTGGTCGGTCACACAAGCCAGACCACCGAGAAGCCGCCCAGGGCGTTGAACTGGTCGCGCGAGAGGTGGTCGTTCACACCCTTGTAGCCCGGTGCGGAATTCGCCACCCAGATGCAGCCGCTGTCGACGCCGCGGATGCCGACCCAGTGATACCACTTGGCACCGCTGCACATCCCAGGCGTCTCGCTGGCGATCTGGTACGTGGTATCGAAGTCCAGCCACGCCTGCTCAGTGGGCATGCCGTAGTTGTTGAGCACCGCGCGCAACGCTGAGCCGTCCGCGTTCATCAGGCCGTACTGAGGGTTGATGTTGTTCGGGTAGCCGATCTCGTACACGGTCGACTCGCGGCTACCGTAGATGTCCGAGGGAACGATCAGGCCCGTCGAGCGCTGAAGCCAGTTGAGGCTACAGGCAGAACAGGTCCAGTCGTAAAGCTGCCCAGGCTGCGAGGTCCAGGGGTCGAAGAGCGGCTCATCTTCGGCCCCGTCACCGAAAGGGAGGCGATTGACCTTGTTGTCGTACTCGTAATACCAGTACTGAGCGTCTCTCGCGAGCGTCAGGCTCACTCGAGATCCCTCGTCAAGGATCACGTAGCGCTCGTCTGAACGGGCCTCGTCACCGTTGTCGGCGATTGCCTGGGCGACTCCGGGCCCCACGTTGTAGTCAGTCATGCAGGCACTCCGTTGACCCTCTCGGCTTCAACATGCGCTTGATTGCCCTGCCCATCGTCCACGACGAACACGCCCCCAGGCAGGTTCACAGACTTGACGGTGCCAGGGGCGTGGCCCATCGCTTCAGCCACCACAGCGCACAGTTGCTCGAACTGGCTGTACGCCATACGCAGACGCTCGAGAGATGCGGGCGGGATCGGTACTTCGCTCATCAGATTCCTTTCGCTTGGCAGCGCGCGTCGAGGTCGCGCAGGGCACCCCACAGCAGCGCGGCCATGTTGCTGTAGCTGACGCCAACCGCAGCCCCTTGATCGTCCAGGGCGGAAAACTCGGGGCTGTTGGCGTGCACGTCGTCGGCCATGAAACCGATGTCGGTGGGGGTGGGGGTCGGGTCGCTGGAATCGTCGCCGCCGGTATCGGGCGGGGTTAGCTGGTAGCTGTAGACCGGCACATTGCCGCGGATACGGGTCATGCAACTGGAGTCGGGGATGACTGTGGCGCCGGCCTTGAGCCGTGGGTCCGAGGTCTGGATCAACTGCTGGCACGTCACGTTGTGGCCCACGCCCAGGTCGGAAAAGACATAGGCGTGGGGACTCAGGAAAACCGTGTTTGCGCGGCTGATGTTCTCGCCCGGTGCGATAAGCTCGCCACCCCCAAAGCTGATCTGGCGCGGCACAGCCAGGGTGATGTCGCCCGCGAATGTGTTGGTCGCGGTGCCAGAGGCGACCACGTTGCTGACGTTCATGACGCCCGTCAACGTCATTGCGGTGAAGCCGCCAAGGATCAAGCCCGTGCCTGACAGTTGGAGGTAGACCGTGCGGTTCGCGTGGAAGTAGACGACGCCACCGTCGACTTGCACGTTGCCGTTTGTCTCCACCGCTCCAATGCCCGCGATGCCCTGCCAGAAATAGCCGCTCTGGTTGAAGGTGATCGACGGAGCGCTGATGGTGCCCTGGGCAGTGACGGTGTTGACGAGGATTCCCGCGTAGCTACCGTCGGTGTGCTGAAAGAAGTGATTACCGGCGGCGGTCGACCGATAGAAAATGTTGTTGCCGTCATTGGTGAGCATGATCTGAGTAGTCGTGCCGAGATACACGCTGCCCGTGTTGAGGGTGAGCGGGCCAGCCAGGGTGGTGGATGCATCCGCATTCAGCTTCAGGGCGGGGGTGGAGTTGATCCGAAGCTCGATGGTGTTGCCAATGACGAGAATGGAGCCGTAGCTCGTCGTGTCGTGGTTGTAGACCTGCACCACGCCACCCTGACCAGAGGACCAGTACATCTCCAGCCCGACCCCGGTACTCGGCAGAACCGGCGCGCCCGTGGTTCGGAAGTACCCGGCAATGTCGACAGGTGGACTCAACTTCGCACTGGTCACGCTGGCGTCAGCCAGATCGACCGTCGTGATCGAGCCGTCGGCGATCTTGGCACTGCTGATCGAACCGTCAGCGATCTGCCCGGCGCCGATGACCAGCGGACCGCCCTGATGCGCGCCGCCATGGTTGTGACCGGTGACGTTGTTGAACAGCGCATCCACCGTCCGTAGGCTGTTGGCGAGGTCCAGCGTCAGATAGTCAGCGTTGTCGTCCGAGTCGACAGCCGTCCGCAGATTGAGCTCAGTCGTAGAGCCGCTCATGGTCCCTCCTCAGAACCGCTTCAGCTGGACGATCTGCCAGCCCCGCAAGTCGCCGATGCGCGTGCCGCGCGTACGCCCGATAGTGCCGTACGTGGTCAGCACGCCAAACTCCGTCACCTGGCAGTCGATACCCCAGTTCTGACCACCGATTGCCGGGTGCGGGAGCATCCGCTCTGTGTAATCGAAGATCGCGCAATCGATGATGAGCTCGTCGGTCAACTCGAGCACGATGGTGCCCGGCGCACCCGCAGCCTGGAGCATGAGATCGCGCATTCGTCGACCGCTCTGGCGCGCGCTCGCCCCATCGCGCCGCGCCACGACATCGCGCGCGTCCACGGTAAACGTGAAGTCTCTGCGGAACGCAGGCACGAGACGCTCGTGGAACCCCACCCCCTCGAGGATGGGCGTCGAGGTCGTGTCCAGCGAGTTCACGTTGATCTTCACCTCGATGGCGCGACCGGCGACGCTGTTCGCCATGTCCTGCCGCTGTCCGTTGAAGCGATAGTTCGGGCCCGCGGGCAGGAAGTCGCCGAGGTAGTCCAGCACATCCGGTGGAGGCGTGCTGAGCGGCATGCCCGCGGTGCCGCGCAAGCGGTACTCGATACTCACCTGACCATCCACCGGGTAGTACGGACCGAAGATGGAGAAGCCGATGAACTGCTTATTGTCAGCCTGGAACTGGTCATGGTGGAGCGGCGCCACGATGTAGCCGCCATTGCTGTTGAATTCCGCACCGGAGTTGGGCGTGAGCGGGAACGGAACCAGCTTGATCCAGTCGTAGCCACCGTCCTCGAACCCGATATAGAGCCTCGCTTCGTAGGGCACGCTCGAGACCCACAGTGCTGTCGCTTTGCGGTCGACCCAGTGCGCGATGGCTCCGTCCCACTGGGTGCTGAAAGCGAAGTCTGTGCCCGCGTCGCCCTGCTTCGGTTGCCACGTGCCGTACGTCATCAGGTAACTGGTGAGGGTCTGCTCGTTGTAGATGACCCCGAACGCCAGCTGGCTGTTCCAGCCGCAGAACGCCTGCACCGGACCGCGGACCTCAGAGAGGTTCTCGAGCGCGCGTCCTGGTCCCGCGGGGGTGATCGTCGTTCCGTTTGCGCTGACGTCCAGCTGCCAGAACGCGCGACCTGCTCGAAACCACATGCTGCCCTGCCACGGCCACGCGGTACGTCCATTGTCGGGGTCGATGGTGTTCTCGAGGCCCGGATAGAGATCGACGTCCAGTCCTGCGGAATCGACGGTGAACACGTCACCGTCGGCTTTGAAGATGAGTAGCTGGTTGAGCGTCTGACGGATCGCGGTGATCTCCACCGACGGCGTACCGATCTGGATCGGGCCCGACCACGAGCCGGCGACCTTGGGGTCAGCTTCGCACTTGCGGATCTGGCAGGAGACGCGATCCGCCGCCCAGAGCTCGTCGCCGACAGTGACCAGAAAATTCGGGTGGAAGCCCGCGGGCAGCACGCACGCGGTCCACGCGGTTCCGTTCCACTCCTCGAGCAAGCCGTCGTCCCAGGCGACGTAGAGCCCATCGACCGGTGTGGCGTACCCGCCCGTGAACCGCACGGCGTCCATGGCGCGCTGGCCGGCGCGGAAGTGCCGCTGCGTCTGGCCCGTGCTCGTGTCGTCCGACCGCTCGTAGACGTACGAGCCTGCCAGGTAAAAGAGTTGAACCACACCACCGGTGCCCCTGGCCTCGACGAAGCGACGAATCATGCCAGTGTTGGGCACCTGAATGGGGTGCACCCGCGGACCCTGACCGAACAGCCCGCCGGTCACCCACAGGTCCATGGCGTAGTGGTAGCGGCGGTCGGTATGAGAGCTCTGCACGCTCTCGCCCATTCCGCCAGTCGGGCGGAACTCGAAGGTGTGCTCTTTGTAGACCGGTGCCGATCCGTAGTCGGTGATCTGCGGGACCGCGGTTGCGAGGTTCTGCTGCTTCTTACCAACCAGCATGCCTGTCTGGTTGGCGACCAGCATGAGCCCGTGTTGCGTCACGTCGGCAATCGTCTGCGACCGCAGATCCATGATCCGCTTTGGACGCAGTGAGTCGATAGTGAAGCCGCGGTAGTCACCGATGCGGTTGTGCAGGTTGGGCACCTGGGCGACGCTCATACGAACGTCCCACGGCCACGGCCTGCGCCGGCTACTGATCGTCGACACTCAGCCCATTCCCACCAGCCTGGAGATCGTCGTCATATCAACCCCATCGAGCGCAGTGTCGAGGTCGCCGATGCCAGATTTGATGGAGTCTTCCTGAGCCTGGGTGAAAAAGTACGGAGCGACTTTCAGATCGACCGTGATCAGCCAATCGTGGTCCTGGCCGATGGCATTCTTGTTGGCGATGAACCCGCGCAAGTGGGTGCCGACCAGACCGTTGACTTCGGCTGCGTTACGTGGCTGCGTCCCGATAGTCTCGGGTGGAGCAGTGGGGTCAGAGGGGATCATGCTGCAAGCTTCCTTTCGAGCGCGTCGAGCCGCGCATTGGTTTGCATCACGTATTGCTTGAGGGCCTCGAAGGTGATCGCGGAGATGCGGTCGTAGTCGAGGGCCATCACCTCACCAGCGTCGTCCAGGGCGACTACCTCGGGCACGGCAGGTTGCCAGTCGTCGGCCACGAAGCCCAGGCTGCGCTCACCCGTAGACAGGGCGATGTAGGTCACCGCGTGGAGTTGGTCGTCCATCACCACGCTCAGCGGATTGTCGAGGACACGGATGGCCGTCTTGGTGTTGCGTGCCGATGACACGGTGAACGCTGAGGCGAACACTGGCACATACGCACCAGCGGGGCTCTGGACGTAGATGCCACTTGCACGGGTGAAGACTGCGCCAGCGGTGGCGTAGAGCAGCAGGTTGGCTCCGTCGCTGGTGACCATCGTGTTCGAGTTCTGGAGGGTCAGGGTGCCGCCCGTAGCCGTGATATTCCTGGCAGTAGTGTCTGCTGCGCCGCCTGCGGTGAACTCGAAACTATGGTTGCCGCCAGCACCGCACCCGTAGCTGATGGATGCCCCGTTGGCTAGAAACCGGCGCGTCATGTCCGTGTACAGGTAGAACATGTTGGTCTCGACCACGACCGGCGAGATGCTGGCAAAGCGGTAATAGGTTCCGTCATAGCCGACGTAGTGGGACGAGTCGCCCAGGAACACGTAGCCCGTCGCAGGGGAACCGCCGCGACTGACGTTCAGGTCGCCTGGGACAGGCCAGCCACTTGCGCCCATACTGGGACCGGTGGAAAAGCTTGTCGCGTGGACGCTGCCGCTGAGATCGACTGTCAGGAGCGCGGGGAAGACAATCGGGTTGGACCCTGCCGGCACAGCCATGTACGTGATGCCTGAAGTGGAGGCAATCCACGCCGATGCTGGCGAGCCGACATTGAACCGATTCCAACTGGTGCCGTCCCAGTAAGCATTGCCGCACAAGTGTGAGCCACTGAGACTGGACACCATGACGTACTGATTCGGGGCCTCGATGCTCAGGGTGCTCGCAGAGTTGACCGGGGTCCTGAGTACTCCACCAGAGTTTCCGACCCAGACCGGGCCGACGGTGAACAGCGCCCCGTCGTCGCGGACGTAGAAGAGGTTGGCGCTGCCAGCCGGGTTGAGGTACTGGTAGCCGTAGGTGCTGCCCGCAGATCCCAGTGCCCTGCCACTCATCAGCACCGTGGGGGCGGGTGGGCCATTCAGGCCAACCGGACCAACCAACTGGCTGGTGCCCAGGTTGTAGAGACCGATGTTGTCAGAAGCCGCACCCGACTGCGCCGCGATGTACACGCCGTAGGCATTGGTGATGCCGCTCGCGCCCTGGTTCACGACGTTGAGGCCAGACATCGACGTGACGGTCGTGCCTGCCCCCAGCACCGGGTTGCTGGCGCGGAATGCCGCTGCCGAAGGGATGGTGAATGTCGCTGCTTGCGTCCAGAGTTGCGAGCGAACCCCGCTTGCGTTCGTGGTAACCGTTGAGTTGAATGTCGGCCCTGCGTAGATCCCGTCAGCGGATGGGCTGGTCAGGGAACTGCCGATGTTCAGTGCAGCCGAAGGCACCGTGCTCTGGAGCGACAGCAGATAGTTGGCACTCCCGACCCCACCGATAGCCAACTGCGGGTGGCCCCCGGTGGCGAACGCGTAGAGCACCTGCACGCCTCCGACAGCGAGCGCCAGTGCGCTGCCAGAGACCGAGAACATGCCTGTATTCGGTGTGCTGGCGAAGCTGTAGCTGGGCGCGCTTGCCAGCCCGTTGGGCGCCAGCAGCGGCCAGGTCACCCCGGTAGCGGGCGTCTGCCAGTTGGTGTTGTAGTCAGTGGCAGACAGTTTGGTGAGCACCTGCCCCGTGGCACCACCGAGAGGGATGCCCTGGCCTGGAGGCCCCTGGGCACCAGTGCCACCCTGCGGCCCCTGGGCGCCGGTATCACCCTTGGCACCTTGTGGGCCCGCCGGGCCTGGTACGGTCGAATCAGCACCCTGAGGGCCGGTGGGGCCTGTTGCGCCCGTGTTGCCCTGGGCACCCTGCGGACCTACGGGACCAGGCACTCCCTGATCACCCTGGTCACCCTTGACTCCCTGGTCGCCCTGAGGACCGGCTGGACCGACAGCACCCGGTGCACCGGTGATGCCCTGCGGACCCTGCGGACCCATCGGCCCTTCGGTGCCGCCGAGATTGCCGACGTACTGCCACTGGGCAGCATTGATCACGTTGCCGGTCAGACGGAAGTAGTCCTGTGAGACGCTGTTGAGCCACAGCGTGCCCAGCGACAGCGTGTAGTCCTGCGCCATCGGGTCGCGCTGGTAGATGACCCAGCCGGGCCCAGGCTCCCCGTCAGGCCCCATCGGCCCTTCGGGCCCTATCGGGCCTGGTAGCCCAGGTGGCCCCATCTTGCCTTCGGGCCCCACGGGGCCGGGCGGTCCCTGGCTCCAGCTAGGCGGGCCAGGAGTACCCGCGAGCAGGTTCTGGTTGACGCGCGGATCGATGCCTACCACGGTCCGTTCACCCATCCGCCGCCGGCGACGCCCATGCGGAAGACGCCTGAGAAGCCAGTCCTGGCTGAACGCTGCGGCCCGAACAGGTTCGCCAGTCGAGAGAACTCCTGCGCAGCCTGCGGCATCGTCGCCTGCAATCCACCAGCTGCCGCGGACTGCATGCGCGCAGGGAAGTGGTGCCACGCCTCGATGTGCCCCGCGGCAGCGGCGTAGTCGAGGTCGACCTCGAGCGTGTCCGTGTCGAGCACGGGACCGCTCACGGACTCGGCGCCATTGACCCAGGACCAGGCTGGGCGCCATGCGTCCACCCAGACCGCCATCGGTAGCGCCGTACCGAAGGTGCCGGTCAGCATCAGGTGACCACCGGTGGTGTACGTGTCGTACGGCGCGTCGCCGTACGGACCCAGCCAGCCGTAACGCACGCGCTGGACCTGCCAGGGGTCGGTCAGCCATGGCAACTGCACCGTCAGGTCGATACCACCGAACGGGGCTGTCGGCTGCACCTGGAGCGTCTCGGGCAGGAAGCAACGACGGAGCCCCGCCATGACCGCGACGCGGAGCTCCTGATCGGGATTGAGGTGATGGAACTCCGTCACCTCGCCGGCGACGGGGATGTTGCCCCACGGGCGATCAGGGAATACCCGCCCGCTCTCGGGGTCGTAGCTCGCGACCAGCCGCTGACGGTCCACGATATCGAAGGGCACCGGGTTGCCCTGCCAGTCGACGCCGCGCCTCAAGAGCCACAGGTTGGTGACCGAGTCGAGGTCGATCTCCGACCTGAGCTCTGGGTAGTAGACGTACGTGAACTGCGCTGTATTCGGAACCTGGCGGTCCGTGAAGAGCAGGTTGAACGGACCCACGCGCCGCGCGGTCTCCTGCTCTAACTGCGCCAGGGTGATGGTCATGCGGGCGGCAGAGTGTTGAAGGTCGCGTCAGGGCTGGTGACGCCACCGCTCAGGACGATGTAGTGGTAGAGCGTGCCCTCGGTAAGCCCCGTAAGCGCTACTGTGTGGCTCTTCGTGGGCGTGGGGTCCAGCGCGCTGCTAGTGCCCAGGGCCTCGTCCAGCCCGTAGTTGACCTGCGAGTCGGAGTCCAGATCAGTCGTCCACGCGATGCTGGCCTGCGTGCCGTCACTCGGACTCGGCGTCGCCACCACATCGGTGATCACCGGTGGCGTGGGCGGCACAGGCACGTCGACCTCGGCGGAAACGGTGATGCGCCCGGTCGACCGCCATTTCGCCAGCGTGTCTGGGTTGATCGTGGTCGAGTCGACGACCGTACCCGCGCCGTAGATGATCCACGGCTTCTCGGGATCCTGGGAATTCGCCAGGAACTGGGCGATGTTCTGGACGCCAGCCTCCTGCGCAGCCTCAAGCGGGTCCTTCGGCTGGTCGTAGTGGATCTCGCTCACTTCTTCTTGCTCCGCTTGGGCGGCTCGTCGTCCTCCTTGGTCTCTTCCTGGGGGCCCGGCTGCGACGCGCCAGGACTCAGCGGCGCCACGTCGTCGCGTCCGGTGACGTCGGTGTAGTGACCCGGCTGGTCAGCCAGGGATTGCTCTGTGGTGATGAGCGAGACCTTGCCCGCTGCGCGGTACGCCTCGGCGGTCTCCACGTCGACATCGAGCACCTCGCCAGCCGGGTGCTCTTTGCCGTCGCTGTCTGTGATCGGGACCAGCAGTCGAACCTCAGGCATCTACTTCTTGCCCTTCTTTGCAGGTGGAGCTTTCGCTTTGGGCGGCTTCGGTGGCTGATACGGGGCGAGTCCCGACATCAGGTCGGAGAGCCCTGGAGGCGGGCTCGACCTGACCGTGACCTTGGTGGTGCGTCTGGGGGTTGCCATTTACTTCTTGCCTTTCCTGGAGGGCAGCTTCGACTCTTTGACGCCTTTCAGCTTTTGCTGTGCATCCTTCGGGTCGAAGCCAGGAACCTGGCCCCCAGCCGCGGCGCCGAAGAATCTTGCTTGTGCCTTACTGACCGGCTTCTTGTACGGGCGCCCTCCGGGCATATCAGCCCTCGCCGCCTGTGGTCGCCTTTTGCTGAATCGCAAAAAATGGGTACCGCTGAGCAGCGGTGGGCTGCATGCGGTTGATGGGGTTCGGCACAGCCCATGCGAAGCGTGCGATGACACGGAGCGCAACCATGTCTTGCTGGAGGAGGTTGAAAATGATGGCGCCCGTATTGTCCGAGATGACGCCGGTGTCAAACATTTCCATCGAGATGTCTTCGCGGATGGCGAGCATGCTCTGGTCCCACTGACCGCCGATCATGCTGTAGCCCGTGGCGCCCGTCTGGAACTCCGTAAGGCCCGCGTTGTTGAAGACGATGGGCTCGCCGTAGAGACTGCCGGTGTTGATCGAGTTCTGCGGCCCAGTGTCGTCACCCAACATGACGAAGGCGCCGGTGGTGGTCCGCAAACCGCGGAGCTTGGCCTTGACCTGCTTGCGGGCCCAGAAGCCGCTCACGTCGTAGCCGTCGCTCTCCACCAGGCCCATCGCGACGTTGACGTCGGCGAGGAAGTCTGGCGTGTTGGCGCCAGCAACCACGAGGTTGCCCGCGGCCGCGGCCTGGGTGACGATGGCCGGCGGGAACGTGCTGGGGGCCTGGTTGCCGAAAAAGACGGCCTCGTCCAACGCGACGCCGAACGCCTCGGTCACCTTCGGCTTGACCTGGCTCCAGAAGTCATAGTCCAGGTCATCCAGGAGGGTTTTCGCCACCGGGATGATCACAGCCATCTCTTCTGCGTTCAGGTACACGTTGTCCCAGGCGAGGCTCGTGGTCTGCTTGAGGCCACGGTCGCGGGCGTCGAGTGAGGCACCCGTGAGCCAGTACGCGATGGGCAGTTGGGTGAGGACCGGGATCCTCTGCTGGGCCCTCTTCATCGTCACGTGCGGCATCAGTCGCATGGCGGCGGATTTCTCCTCCACCGACTGAACGATCTCACGCTGAACGTCTTCGGGGATAAGCGGGCCAGCACCTGGCGTGGCCCGGCTAGCGACTGAGTTGTACGGCACGGTTGGCGGTCCTTATGGACGCGCCAGCCTGTCTAGTGGCGCGCCCGAATCTGACTTCGGAGGAGATCCGAAACGGTCTTGTCGGCCGCAGAAGGAGCGCCTGACCCGACGAATTCGGGTTCGCTCATACCTCTGCGAAATTCATTCAGAACCTGCTTGCGGAAGGCTGGATTG